TGTTATTTATCCTCAAGGATAAGAGCGGAGTATCGGATTCGAACCGACGACATCTAACTTGGAAGGATAGCGTTCTACCACTGAACTAACTCCGCAATAAGAGTAATATACTCTATTTTTCTCCGTAAGTCAACCCATACTTTTCAAGAATCTCTGGAGAATATTGTTCTGGAGAAGAGATAACTTTCTCTTCCCTTTTCTTCTCTTCAAGATAATGAACGCGATTACGAAGTTCAGTAGAGGAGTATTGGTGCCTCCTCAAATGAAAGAAAAGTTCAATACCATTATCAATACAGTATTGTTTGCCAGTGAAATCCCTGTCTTTATATTCTTCGCTCAAAAAGCGAATATCAATAGTTTGAGTTTGAATTAGATTTAGAAGATCTGCTTCAGTCTCATAGACAAGAATTTCATCGACATACTTACAACCCTGGAGTTGTACATACCTTTCATATACAGATTGAGTCGGTTTATTCTTTGCTCCAGGACGATCAATCGTAGGATCTACCTGAAGTGCAACCTTTAGATAGTCACACATCTCTTTCTCCATCTTGAGCATTGTGACATGCCCAGCATGAAATAAATCAAAAGAACTACAATTAAAACCGATTTTCATACCCATAAAAGAAAGGTAACGACTCAGGAGGGATTCGAACCCCCGACCAACTGCTTAGAAGGCAGATGCTCTATCCTGCTGAGCTACTGAGTCAGATAGTAGGTTCCTATCGCCGCTAGTTCTGAACCTACTGAAGGGAACTACCGCAGTTGATTATGCTCTCTCGATGCCATCAACATAATTATTATACTCCTCTTCGGAGATTTCTTCAATACTTACAATCTCCAAATCATCTCCTTTTGGTGCCAACCATTCGTGAAACTCATCAATGATAGCCAGTTGATCATAAATTTCTTCAAGTCTTGATTTAGAATCAATCACATCAATTGCCCACTGTCTTACATGTGCAACGATGTCTTCAGTCTCCATCATAATAGTCTTTTCGGAAGTACCTGCTGAGGATGTTACTATTGTAGTATGCAGGTCCTCCTGTGTCAAGGGATTCCGTGAGAACTCCATTGACAAAGAGTTGTCTTGTTTCTTCGAAGTTTGTTTTGCCAGCTGTTTGATGTAGAGATAAGATAGTTCGACTAAAATTTTCTCTACCGTATTTGATAATGTCTTCTTTAAGTTCTGGACAAGACCCATAATAATTCTTCCAATCAGATTCGGATTTTACTTTTCTTTTCTTCCCTCTTGGTTTTCGAAACGACCAAAAATACTTTCGACCAATGTAACGTCGTGAGTTGCACTTATTGGTAATGAGATAAACAAAACCGAAGTAGTCCCCAATATCATCACTGGTAAAAGCAACTTCATTATGCATCCAGGGGTTTTCATAATCAATACCTATACTCATCAATTATATCAAGAACCTTGTTTAGGTATTTATGGGCAAGGTCCTTGGGGTTAGAATACCAAGTAGGATCATCCTGTAACTGCGCTTTTAATTTTAATACACGAATTCTAAATTCGTCTTTCTTGATTTGATTTTTTGACATTACTCTACTATCAGTGTGAAAGCAATCGTGAGTCTTGGTTTTGTACTTTTATTTGGGGGAACATAATGTATTTTATTTGCGGCAAAAAATAATATGTCCCCTTCTACAACTTTTGGTGTCACAAACCCAGGGTCATAAAATTTGGTTTGTTCATGATAGTTGGGATCAAAAATCAAATAGTGAACAGCAGTATATCCTACTTGTCCATGATCGTGAGGTTCTTGGTACTGACCAGTTTCATAATAATTATACCAAACATCACTTACATGTCTAAATTTTAGTTTTCTTTCTTTACAAAATTTTTTTGATATTTTCACATATTCTTTTCTTAAGAATTCATAATCAATTCGATCTACATCAAATTGATCCTCATGTGAAACATGGCAATCACACTTCCACTTGTTTCTATTGGGAAATTTTTTATAATTTTCTTGGATAATGGGGAGATTTCTATCAACAAATCTCCCCGTCCAACTAAGATTTCTTTTGTAGAAATCAGAGTTTGAATCCAGAGAAAGTATTTTTCGTAACATCCTGTTTAATACCACCTACAACATAACTTTCAACTTCTGTCTCCTGTGGTGCCACCTGGAGTCCCTTAGAGGAGATCCAGTGCTGTGTCCAGGGGAGTGGGTTGTTATTTGCTGCAATATCGTATTGGGGTTTTAACCCAATTGCTTTGAGTCTTCTATTTGCGATCCATTCAACATACTGCTGAAGAAGTTTGTCATTGAGTCCGATCATGCTGCCATCTTTGAACAGATAGTCTGCCCATTTCTTTTCTTCATTTACAGCGCGGTCGAACATCTTGTATGTCCATTCCTCCTCTTCTTTCATGATTTGTTTCATCACAGGATCATCACCATCACGCCATTTGTTCAGAATGTTCTGAGTAATTGCTAGATGTTGGTTTTCGTCTCTTGCGATGAGACTAATGATTTTAGCGGATCCTTCCATAAGCTTAAGTTCACCGAAGGCGAAACTACAAGCAAAACTAACGTAGAACCGAATACCTTCAAGAATATTAACGTTTGCGATTGCTCTATAGAGTTTTCGTTTAACGTCATTGATTGTTTCCTTTGCGTATGGAACTCCTTCAAGATTGTGCAACCAAGTGTCTGATACACCATATTGTTGGGATGCTTGAATGAAGTCATCGTATGCTTCTGTAACGCTGCTAGCACGCTCTAGAATGCGCTCATCAGTAACGATCTTGTCAAATACCTCAGATGGGTCTGAATAGACGTTCTTGATGATGTAGGTATAGGAACGACTGTGGATCATTTCCATGAACCCCCAGACCTCCATACATGCTTCCAGTTCAGGAAGTGAGCAGTATGGAATAAATGCCATACCAGGACCACGACCCTGAATGGAATCCAACATGATCTGATACTTCAAGTTAGAAGTATAGATGTGTTTCTGTTCTGGTCTAAGAGTGTGATAATCACCACGATCTTTTTGGAGAGAAACCTCTTCAGGTCTCCAGAAATACCCCAATTGTTGAGTTGTGAGTTTATCAAATACTGGGTACTTATATGAATCGTACCTTTGAACTCCAAGAGGTTGACCGAAAAACATCGGTTGTTTCTTAGTATTAACTTGTTCAGTATTAAAGACTGTCATGCCTTTAACTTTTGTAAAACTATTGTCTTCCACGGAAGAAACCTTAAACTGCACAGGATTCACACTCTCCCTCCTCAGCGTTACTTAATTCACCCAACAAATTTTGTAATTCGGACTTGTCTTCTCCTACCTCATCATTCTTCATGTCGTGAGTGTTTTGGTAGTAAGAAGTTTTCCATCCGTACTTATATGTAGTCAAAAAGTCTTGTGCCATGACGGACACTGGAACTTCATTGTCAGGATAGTTCTCTGGATTGTAACTCCAGTTACCAGAAATTGCTTGGTCAAAGAACTTTTGCATCACAGCAACAACATTAATATAACCACGATTGGACTCCATATCCCACAGAAGCGTATAATTGTTCTTAAGAGATCCGTATTGAGGAACAATCTGCTTGAGAGGGCCCTTCTTGGATTTCTTAATGGACAAGAAATCACGGGGTGGTTCGATTCCATTGGTTGCGTTTGACACAACGGAACTGCTCTCTGAAGGCATTTGTGCGGACAGTGTGCTGTGTCGGAGACCGTGCTCCAGGATAGATGCTCTAAGACCTTCCCAATCATGGTCTAACTCTTGCGTGGTAATTTCGTCGACATCCTTTTTGTATGTATCAATTGGGAGAATACCATCAGAATACTTAGTGCGACCAAAGTATTCACAATGACCTTTCTCTTTAGCGAGTTGATTGGATGCTTTTAAGAGGAAGTATTGGAAAGACTCAGAGAGACCATGAACAGCATCCCATGCCTCTTGAGAGTCATAGGCATAACCAAGTTTGGCCAAATAGTGTGCCAACCCAATGAAACCTATACCAAGGGATCTACGTGCCTTGGTGGCGATTTCTGCTGCCTCTACGGGATAGTTTTGATAGTCAATCAATTCGTCCAGAGAACGAACAGAAAGGTCACAAAGTTCTTCCAGTTCATCATCAGACTTTACTTTGCCGACGTTGATTGCAGAGAGAATACAAAGTGCAATCTCACCAAATTTATCATCAATGTGATTGATTGGATATGTAGGTAGAGTAATCTCCTGACACAGATTACTCATATTCACCTTATCCTTAAAAGATGAATGTGAATTACAGTGATCGATATTCATGATGTAGATTCGACCAGTCTCCGCTCTCTCCTTCAGAAGATTGAGAATGAGTTCTTGAGCTCTGATAGTTTTTCTTGGAACAGACTGATCTCGTTCATAAGACTCATATAGACTGTCAAATCTATCAGTGCCAAAAACATCATACAAATCAGGAACATCGTGGGGAGAGAAGAGTGAGATCTCTCCATCTTGGATGAATCGTTCATAGAAGAGTTTGCTGATTTGGATTGAGTAATCTAGTTTGCGGACACGGTTATCTTCAGTACCCTTGTTGTTTTTGAGGACTAGAATGTCTTCGATTTCTTGGTGCCAGATTGGGAAGTGGACAGTCGCTGATCCACCTCGGATGCCATTTTGAGTGCAGCATCTGACAGTTGCTTCAAACTTTTTGAGGAATGGGACAACACCTGTGTGTTGAACTTCTCCACCTCTGATTTTACTGTTGATGCCCCTGATGCGACCCGCGTTGATACCGATGCCCGCCCTTTGTGCAACATATCTGCCGATAGCCATATCAGAACTAAAGATGCTATCGAGGGAGTCATCAACATCAACAAGAACACAGCTAGCATATTGTCGAAGTGGAGTTCGCACTCCCGCCATGATAGGTGTGGGAATGTTGATTTTGTGTTTGGAGATTGCGTCATAATACTTCTTAACGTAATCGAGACGTGTCTCTTTAGGATACTTGGAGAAAATGGTTGCCGCAATCAATAAGTACATGAACTGTGGTGTTTCATAAAGAACACCACTACTCCGATCCTGTACAAGATATTTATCTACTACCTGTCTCAATCCGGCATAAGTGAAAAGATAGTCACGACTATGATCGATAAAAGATTCAAGTTTATCAAACTCTTCGTCCGTATAAAGGTCCGCAATTTCTGCATCATAAACTCCTTTTTTTATGCATTCCTCTACATGATCTCTAACATTAGGAGTTTCGTGCATACGACCATACAACTGTTTACGAGTGGCAAACAAAAGTAGCCTTGCGGCAACATATTGGTAGTTGGGATGGTCTAGATCAATCAAATCACTTGCAGAACGAATCAAAATCTCTTGAATCTCTGCTGTTGAGATACCGTCATAGAACTGAATACCAGATTGCATTTCAACCTGCGATGCAGAGACACCTGCAAGGTCTTTACATGCCTCTTCTACCATGACATGAAGTTTATTCAAGTCAAGAGGTTCCGTTTTGCCATTTCTTTTTACGACTTTAGTCCCGTTGCTCATATCTTTTTCCAGTTGTTAAATTTAATTTTTGCTTCCAAACCTGAGTAGGTATTTGATTCTAACATAGACATAATATCATGTCCAGCAAGAATCATGTCATTAATATCCTTTTGTTGAACGTTACTTGGCCATATGATTATGGAGTAACCATTATCGATTGTCTTTCTGATTCGTTGGACAATCTCTCGATTGCGTGGTTCGTTGTCATAAACATAGACAGCATTGCCAATCCCCCAACCACCAATATCAACATCAGCTCCGCACATAGCAATCGAGTTGCGAATGAACGTTGAGTCAAAAGGACCTTCTGTAATGTAAACGGGAGACGTTTTGTCAATCGTATCGAGTCCATAAACTTTTGGTGCCTCCTCATCTAACATCACGGTGATATATTTAGTGAATGATTTTCCTAGTGCTCTACCCTGAAAACCGATAAGATTTTTATTTTCATCATACATTGGTATCACTATACGACTCTCATCTCTAGTGATAGTGTCGAACGTTTGCTTTTGACTATTTGTCCACTCCATAAACTTGTCAGCAAAGTAAAACTTATCAGGATCTATCTTGCGATTTATCAGATATTCCTTTGCTCTAGAATCACTCGATGCTTTGGGAAGATTAATGGATTTCTTAAATGTTGGTTTAGTAAACTCAAACTTTGGAGATTCAACAACAAAGTTTTTTCCGGTATGACCCTCTTTGAATTTCTCAAGAGTATATTGTTTATGAAGACTTACATCAATCTCCTTAAGAAAGTTGTTGAATGATAAACTAGCACCGCAGTTGTGACACTTGAAGTTAGTATTATTTTTGACTTGATAGAAATATCCTCGTGTTTTGTTTTTGTTTTTTTGTGAGTCACCACAAATCGGGCAACGAAAATTATAAAGATTATTTTTTACTTTCTTGAATTTCTGGAGACGTGAAGATACCAGACCAATATACTTGGAGTCAACCAGATCCATTACAAAAGACTTTTACTGTCTTTCTATTGTAGTAGGTGCTGCCTGAGAAGTCAAGAAGAATGGTGCCAATCTGCTACCCGCACCAATGATCAGTGCTGCTACTACTAACACTCCACCAACTTGCCAACGGAACTTTGAGAATGCTTTTATCTCTACCTGTATTCTATCGATTCTATCGTGAATAATCTTATGGTCTTTTTCACTTTCTGCTTTTAACTCATCAATCATCTTAATGATGAGAGAATCAGTCTTCATACTTTGCTCTATTCTCTCATCGTGCTTAGTGAGAATCTGAGCAATACGATTATTACCTTCCGATATCTTTTCTACCGCCGATTCCAACTTTGCCAGCATTTCGCGGGATAGGTCTTCATACATATCAAGTTTAGATTCCAACACCGCTACCTTAGAACCTTGAGCAAACATTATACTCCACCCCTCCAACGGGTTCTAGCACCAGGCATTAATCCTCTGGCAATGATTGGGGGTTTCTTTTTCTTCTTTCTTACAGGTGGTTCATCTGGTGGTAAACCCGCTATAGCACCACTCGATGCATTATTTGTAGGCACGGCAACATCCTCTCTAAGAGAACGAACCATATCTATAAAGTTTTCCAATCTTTTGTCGTACATTATCCTTTATATTGAGTATAATTCGGATAAGCAATAACTGTCTTCTTCAATGTCAGTGATCTCTGTTTTTGGATATTCTGGTATTCTATTCAAAAATACTAGAAAACTTTTTACATAAGGCCAGAGATCACGTTCAAGATTATAAAACAGTAAGGGAACTGCTGCGTCATTAAAGACATTGAACAAGACAGTTAGATGATTGAGTATGAGATGAGTTTTTAATTCCCCAGTATTTTTATATCTTTTCAATAATCTTTTAACATACTTAATTCTTTTCAGGTCATCTTCAAAATCATCCTTAGTCACTGCCTGAGGATTGTCGTAGAATTTTATAGCAAAGAGCAAATAGTTGCTCTCATTCAATTCATCAAATCTCATACATCAATCACTTATCAGACATCTGGGAATCTTGTATCGTCATCAGCATCAGAAGTGGTGTCGATTCCGATTGCAACAAGTGTTTCACTCTTTACTCTGAGATTTCCGTGACAATCAATATATGTTGTAACTCCAACCCATCCTTGATGCGCTACTGCATAAGCAGTCGTTACTGCAATACCCGTTTCGATTCTATCTACACCAAAAATACCAGTAAATACTGGATTTGTTGAGAAACCAGTAGTTTTAGTTTCTGGTGCATCATACTTAGAATCACCCAAAGTATAAATTGGTTCTTGAGAAACAAAATAATCTGTTCCGGATGGAACAGTTGTTAATCCAGAAACAAAATTAGCAGTATCTGCGATAGAAATTGTTGTAGAAGTGAATCCACTTACAATTGCATAACCATAAGTTGCACCAGTACCAACGGTTACTACATCACCAGTACTAATACCTGCGGTTGTAAAAGTTACAACCCCAACTGTTCCGGTAATCTCTTTAGAAGTAAGATTTACCGCAACTGTTCCATCAGAATAAACCAGATCTTTATTGCCCCAAAGAGCCATGTTCCCTTACCTTATAATTCTTTATACAGATATTTATAAAATTATTCTGCTTCTCGTGTACGAATTGCCGCAGAAACTGTTTCAAGAAGTTTGTCATCCATATCAGTTTTAGTCAGTTTGACTGCCTTACCAAGAATCACCAAACAAATGTCAATCAGTTTTTCTCCAAGTTCCTCGTTTTCGGGAATTTTAGAAACGGCATCGGTGATTATCTTTGATGCGAGTGGAAGTAAAAATCCTAACATGAGTCTAAATCATAGTCTATTCTATATAGACTCTAAAAACTCCTTTAGTGACTTTTTCTTTTCTGGAAGACCTTTGTGCTTTGTTGATGCAAAATCTTTCACATCACCCTTTTTCATTGTCTCTGCTGCTTTTGCAGTTTCTGGAGAAGTTGGTGCCATTTCACCTTTTTGAATGGCACGAACTATTCCAAAGAACTTTTGTTGCTTTTTAGATAGTGCTGGCATCAGTCAAACCTCGATCCCATATCAGGTTTTGGTGCTCTCTTTCTTGCAAGTTGTCCCTTGATTTTATCAACAGGAGTTACCCCCTGATAACCTTTTGCACCAGGATCCTTTTTCTTACCTTGAGGTTGAATTGGTTTACCTCTGGAAGACATCAATCCACCAGTTTTACGGAGACTTGTCTTCATTTGTCGCATTACTTTAGAATGAGTATCATCTCCACCTAAAGTTCCACCTTTCTCAGATGGTTTTCCAGTCTGAGGATCCTTACCAGTTTCTTTGGCATAACGAGTGCGTTCATCAATCTGATCACCTTCCATATCATAAGACATCTTAAGACCCATTGCTCTCAACTTGTTCTTTGCAAGATTGATATTGGTCTTCATCCCTCTTGGATCTTCTGCCTTTGCTGGTTTTGAGTTCTCATCCCAGTACTCTCCACCATAACGGCACTCATCTCTGGTTTCATCCTTATCACACTTAGGACAATAACGAACTGTTCCTGCCTCTTCATTATAGTTTAAAGGAAGTCTTCCCTGTCTTTGCATCTGCATTGTCTGCTTCTGCATCATAATCTTTTTCTTCAGCATCTTGTCCTTATTGGCAAGTTGCATCTTTTCTTCTGGGGAAGGACCTGCTGCCTTTTCTGCCGCTTCCTGCTCCTCAAGTCTCTGTGCTTTCAGAGCATCCAGTTCTGCACGGATACTTTCACCAATGGTTGGATTGATCTTTACAGTATTCTTACCCTTCATAACATCAAGTTTCTTATCACCATTCTCTTCCTTCTCATAAATGACTTCTTCGGTTGTAGTAGTCTTTCCGGTTACCTTTTTATGGAAACCCATCTGACTATCTGCATAGTTTTTTCCAGTTGAGTCGGCATACTTTCCTGGAGCGATACTTTTTGCACCACCTCTTTTTGATTCTCTTTCTTTTTCTGCTCTGCGTTCTTTCGCAAGCATTCTACGATACTCATCTTCGTGAAGAGTTTCTTCCTTTGCCATTGCTTTCTTGATGGCACGGTCCTTTACACCAGCATACTCGTGACGATCTGGTTCTTTGGTTCCGTCTCCGTCCTTGTCACCAACGGTGTTCTTACCTTTTGCAGGACCATACTTCTTCTCGTGCTTCTCTCCATAGGCATCATCTGCCTTCTTTCTTCCGGTGATTTCAACAGAAGAAATATTTGGATTTGCTCTCAACTGAGCAATCTTGGCACGGTCTGCTTTTCTATATGAAGTATTTCCAGTTGCCTTATCGGTCACTCTTATAACAAACTTTTGATCTTCTTCTTCAATAACCTCTTCTTCTTTTTGTCCACCACCCTCTACAAAGATTCTACCAAAAATATCCGATCTTGAATTTTTTATCGTTTCAGAAACAAGTTTCGCACCACGATCAACTTGCTCTTTAAACAACTTCTGTTTCACAATAGACTTAACAGCACCGGGTGCGGGTGAAGCATTCAAAAGTTGTCTGTACAATGCTTGTACTTGTGCAGGACTCAGAGAAGACCCAGAGGTCTGCTTCATTTTTTGTCGTGCCTTATACTTAATATCGGAAGCAAGTTGTGATGCTTGCTGCTCAACACTCGTATCTCCAGAAGCATGACCTCTGCGAGGACCTTCTTCAAAAATATGCTTACCCATTGGAAGATCTAATAATTCTTACTTTTTTCTATACTTATTTATAAATTGCTTTCCCCATTCACTTCCAGGAACCAATTTCTCAACATACTTGCGATGAGCATCTGTTCCTATAAGTCTTTGATCTGCAGGAACTCCAGATGGTGCATTGCTATTTGTGACTGCTTCAGATACATCTCTGATCCAAGATTTGAACATAATATTATCTTCGGTTACACAAATCAGATAGTTAGTTCCACGACGAATAATCTTACCAATCAATCCAGTATTGAGGTTTTCTACTAGTTGTCCGACTTTAAATATCTTTTCACCAACAAAGTTTTCACGAAGGCTTTTCCAATCAAACTTAGGAGCAATCTCCCACATACTCCATCCTTCTTCAATTTGCATTGCCGCACGAATACTATTATAAAGATCTCTTGCCTGTTTATTATTCATTGATGAAGGAACACCCTTACGGAATGCTGCAAAGTCTCCTTCTGCTGCTGCCTTTCTTTGCTTTGATGCAGACATCCCAGAGACATCATCACCATCTGGGTCTCTGTCACCCGCAGAAAGAACTTCTACATTATCAAAGGCATAGAGTTTTCCATTGTAATTGTTGGAGAGTTTCTCAAACTCGGCAACACGATCACCTCCACCGATGATACGAACACCAGCATATCCATCCATATGAGCTTTCTTCAGAACATCAAAGATAGTTCTATTCTGAGGATCATTAACGATTCTCTCACTGTGTTGAGGGAACATTTGACGCATCACAGATACTTTTGTATCAGGATCTAATGGATTCTTCTTTTTATCTTGACTACGTGATGGAATAATAATATAGTCTCCATCATCAGAACTTGATGCCACAGTATCCAAAAGTTTTTCGTGTCCTGTTGTTGGTGGATTAAAACGACCAAATGCAACGGTCAGAGTTCCTTTGGTTTTTTCTACTGGTGGTGGACCTTCCTGTGCAGGTGGTTCTTGTGCTGCTGGTTGTTCTGGTGCAGGTGCAGATGATGGTGTAGAAAGATTCTTTTCCTTATCAGTCTGTGGAGGATCCTGCTGCCCAACTCTCTGACGCTTATTATAAAACTTCAGTCTTCCTTTTTCTGTCTTTGCAACGAACTCTCCCTTTTTATCATACCATCCACCGTGCCCATCACCCTGCAGACCAAGACGTGCTGCTTGTTGAGTAGCAGTATTTTCGGATAAAAATTGGAAGAAGCTCTTCATTACTTACTCAGTTTAGAAATTATAGACTTTTCGTTGGCAACAATGTAACTGAGGACACTATTCCTCATTTTCTTATATTTATTCATCATCTTATCTGACTTGCATAATGAGATGTGTTTGTCAAAGGTTGTATAGACGTGTGCGAGGAAGTCATTATACTTCCTTTTCGGTGCCTTTGAGTCCGTCTCAAAGGACTGTAATAGTTCTGTAACTTGTGGGTTCATTATTCTAACTTATAATAAGGTGCGGATAAAGAAGATCTGGAATTAGCATACAAATAAAAATCCTCACACACTTGATTTACTTTAGTCTTTGGTATTGACTCAATTTTTTCTCTGAGTGCAATGCAATGAATTTTTGAATACAACCATGCATCAAAAGTACCATTTTTTTGTTTCTTAATTTGAAGATCATTAAACTTTGCTTCAGTATATCCCTTTGAATATTTTTGCAATCCTTCTTTCACATCTTCGATTATCTTAAGTTTTTTTGTGGCATTTTTTATTTGATTGGCATAATCAGTTGCAATTGGTGATTCTCCATGCATCTTTAAAAGCAAGTTTACGGGACCTAAAGATATTTTTCCCTGATTTGCTTTGGTCCCTTTTACTTCTCCCTGCCATCCAGTCAATGATTTACTTCCACCAAAAGATCTAAATTGTATTTTAGTTCCATCATTATAATTTAAGTAGATATCAATACTATCATAACTCATCTCAAAACCAGAATATGTCTTTTCCAAAGCATCTTTCTTATCAAAATTTAACAACTTCAAGGTTGCAGTATTGGACATTTTTTTCAAAGAAACACCAAACATTACAGGATTTTGTGGATTTATTCTTTCATTCATACATTGATTCAATCCTTTTATAGATTGCTCATCCTCTAAACATTTAGAATCGTATCCAGGTGTAGTAACATATATGTCTGCCGGTGACCATTTATTAATATCTAATCTGATTCCCTCTTTCTTTTTAATTCTTTTAAATTGATTTTCAATATGATCAACAGTCTTTGATCCTCTATGAAAAACTATGCCCTGTTTTATCTTTTTAAATTTATTCCACAACTCATTGGCACCTAAAAGTGAAGATGCTATCCAATCATCAGTCAATTCATTTAGTATCTTATCAGTATCCTCATCGACATCAAATTTAGATTTAAATTTTTGAACGTTATCGGGAGTAATATCGGAGTGTGTAATTTCTCTGCCAAGACCAAATGCCACTGCAGCATAAACTGCTTGGGCAGATTCTGCCATTTTTGTTAGTGCTGCTCCAGCACCAGATCCACCACCCTTTTTAGGTTTAAATACTATGTTTAGATAAGATCTGGTAGTTTCAGATACTCTCAATCCCTCAAATGTGGATTTTGGAACCTTTACTTGTTCAACATTTATGTTTCTTTTTTTAAATTCTGCCTTTATTTCTTCCCTAGCTTCCGATCTCTCTTTTGAATAAACAAATAAAGTTGTGACTAAAGGACCAGCACTTTTTACTTCAGTATCATAATCCTGCAAGATTTCATTGAGAGCCAATAAAGTTTCAGCAATTGTTGCCATAATACTTTTTTGAAGTATTTAGAATGGAGTTAAGGGGACTCGAACCCCTAACTTCCACCGTGCAAAGGTGGCACTCTACCAATTGAGTTATAACCCCTTGAGATAGTCCTTTTCAGTTTGATAAGGAACTATTTCACCAGTGTAATGTTTGATTCCTTCTTGAATATCAGGAATTAACCACTGGTCAACCCGATAACAATATTGCCAGTTAACGGGTTGAATACAATTCATTATAACAACTGACCAAAATGCTGTCAAGTAGTTAAGAATCGTGTACATCAAAATATGAAAGTAACAAGTCCAGCATATCCAATCAGTATAGCACACAATCCACCAATAACTTTGTAGTATTTACGAATTGGAGTACCGAAGTATTGCTGTCCGATCATCAGACACTTGTGTGCAGGAGAAAGAAGATATCCCGAATATTCAGTTGCAAGGAACCAAACAAGATACTGAGGACCAAATACTTTGAGAAGAATTGATGCCATACCAGCATATTTGCCAGAGGAACCCATAATAAATGCAGCAACCGCAGCAACAATAGAAGCAGGAATAATAGCACCTTCTGGAGCATTTGCCAAGTATTCCTTGACGGGTCCGTTAAGTTGTTCAACGATGCCACCAAAGGCAAGAACAACCGTAGCAATGATGGCAAACTTACCATCTAACCATCGACCCCATTTCCAATCTTTGTAGATTATGCTGTAGTAAGCACACATCGCACCAAACCAGGGGAAGAAGAAAAGTGCTCCATCTTTACCAGTATTCAGCAGTAGAATAATAGTAGCAATCAGTGGAGCCCATCCTTTCAAAGCACGTTGCCAGTTGAAAGCACGAACATTCTGGAGAACATCCAAACTATCAGGGTCAACTTTACTGAAAATATACCACCATGTATATCCTACAGTAATAATAAGAGGAACAGCAATCATACCCAACCATGCTGAGTATGTAACACCCATAACTGCCATAGGAAGGACAACAGTTTTCTCCAAGGGAGACCACCAATAATAGTGGTGGGTAGAAAGATAATCAATCACACCATAAGCAGATCGTTTCTTTTTGTCTGCTGGTGCGATAGCATCAAGGAGTGGTGCTGAGAGAGCAACACGCCCTGGGATAGGTAGAACACCACCCAATAGGGAGGTGATCATAATCAGTATTCTGTTGTCTTTAATGTATTTCTTAGCAAGGGAATACACATCTTCTAAAGCATGATACTCTCGGATGAAACCTCCAAGGATCATGATACCAAAGATGTAACCCATGTAGAGTTCGTTCTTTAGTATTGATTCAATCATTTAAAATTTCCTCAAGTTGATTATCAATTTGAACGATTGCTTCACGAATCTGAGAAACTCTTTCCGGAATACACTTAGGATCATAAGTATATCCTTTGGTATCAGTAAAGAGTGATTGCCGAACTGCTGCTGCCTGATAGACGGACAGTTCTACTGTTACTTTCTTTTCTTTGCTCACAGGTCTCCCTCCGAACGATTCTCAGAGTAGTATACATCAAATGCACCACCAGGATAACGCTTTTCCAGTTTAGTTACATTACGTGCGATCACATCATCGAAGGAAACACCGAGTGCCATGCAGGCTTGAGCAACGTACCACATAAGATCACCGAGTTCAATAATAAGATGCTCACGATTATGGTCGTCCCAAGGTTTTCCTTGAAAAACCATCTTCTTGATGATTTCAAGAAACTCCCCACCTTCAGCATTAATACCAACACCCGCAGTAAGTAGTCGCTCAATATTGGCACCCTTCTCATCAAGGGTAACAAGGCGGTCGGAAAGTGCGACAAAATCAGTAGAGGCATCGCTAGTAACCGCATCAACAAATACTTGATATTTTTCAAAATCAATTTTACTCATAGTTCTAAAGGCTCTTGTTGTGTGTCTGGTAATTTTTGTTGTAGAGGGATTTCTTGACCCCCGATTTTGATAGAAGGAATCCTTAGAGGTTCTAAAGGTTCGATAGTAACTGTTTCTTTCCATTCCATACGATTGGACTTATAAGTACCTTTACGATACTCCGCCAATCGTTTGGCATCTATTTCATTTCCACAATCAGCAATCTTATTTCCTTCACTATCATATACTGTAAAGTAAATCAAAACTTGAATCCCTCAAAAGATTTTTTGGGTTTATCTTCGTTATTATACTCTTCTTCCTGACCAGAGTCAAGTATATCATTTTGTGCTGTTTGTTCACAATCATAAAGACGCATCTTCGCACGATCAATACCAACGATGAATCTCTTATTCATAGAAAGATCATTGTATCGATTCTTCAACTGTTTGACCATTATCTGACCAAGTTGTTCAAGTTCCTCAGTGCTAATAAGGGCAAACATAAGATCAGCAGTAGCAGGGAGACCAAAGGACTCAGAAGTGTCAGTAAGGTCAACGTCACTGCTACCGTAACCAGAACGAGTGGTCTGGGTGGCAGATACGATAGGGACCTCGGCTTCGACAGCCAACCCTCTAAGCTCCTCTGCAATAGACTTAATATAGCTATATGAATTGATAGAGCCACCCTGCCTATATCTGCTGGAAGCACATATATTAAGGTAATCAATGAAAATAATATCAGGTCTAAATGACTTCTTAAGTGCAAGTTCATTAAGAAGTGCTTTAAAGTGTCCACTATGTGCACTCGCAGTTGGATACTCCTTAATTATAAGTGACCCCTGTGTCTTTGCTGCCAACTTAGTGATTTTATTCTCAAACGATGACTTGGGAAGTTCTGTCAGGTCTTGGATTGGGACATTGAGAAGGTTGGCGTCAATTCGTTCAGCAATTTTCTCTTCTGCCATCTCCATTGTAATGTAGAGAACGTTCCGTCCTTGGAGCAACACGGAGCTAGCAACATGGCACATGAATAGAGACTTGCCGACACCTGTACCAGCAAGTGCGATGTTAAGAGTCTTGTTAGGTAAACCACCTTTTGTGATTTTGTTGAAATATTCGAGATCAAACGGAATCTTGTCCTCTTTCTTGTGATAGAACTCATATCTTTCTTCGTAGTTTTGTAAGTAGTCGTGTCCAATGTTATTGTCAAATGAAACCGCCAGTGCATCAGAAAGAATGCTGGGAATGGCATCCCGATTCTTCTTCTCATCATTACCATCAGCAATATGGATCGATTCCATCAGGGCAAGATAAATCGCACGGTCACGGCACCACTTTTCGGTGGTGTCTAGTAACCATTGGTGATCTACTGGAGAGTCTGTGAATGAGTTACAAATATCTCTTGTCTCTTTGATTTCACTCTCGTTTAGATCAGTTCGATTCTCAACCTCAATATTTAGTGCTTCGGTTGTGATTGCCGATCCATACTTTACAATAAACTGAGTAATCTCTTCAAAGATTACCTTTTCGGTTCTTTGCTCAAAATAAGTGGGTTCAATAAATGGAATAACTTTCCGAGAATAATCTTCGTTATGTATTAAGTTTCTGAGAATTGTTGTTTCAATTCGTTCCATATGAGAATTCAGTCTTTGCAATTTGATCAAGTTTTTCCATTACCTCTGGGGTAAAATATGCCTCTGGTTCTTTAAGGATTGCCTTAGCATAGACTTTTTTTCCGTCGATTTCATATCGACCTGCGACATTCTTCCAAAGTCCACCGATCTCACCGAGTTCAAGAAGACCGTAATAACGATCAAGACCACGCTCATCGTAATAAAGACGCACCGTAACATCTTGGTTCTCCTTGCTTAAACGCGACTTAGCAGTCTTTGCCTTGATAAGATTTCCGACAATTTCTGTTCCGTCTTTCTCTTTCTTTTTTGAGAGATGGATGATAGTAGAAGCAGCATACTTAAGACCAGAACCGCCTCCCATCTCTTTTGTAGGAACGTAAGCGCCAATGACATCGTAGGTGTGGTTAGTAACAATCATAGGAATGTTTGCCTGACCCAACTTAAGAGTGAGCATACGGAAGGCACCTTTGATAAGTTGGGATTTAGTCATATCCCGAACTT